TCAAGTAGGCGTTAAAAAGCCACCATTATTTCCCCAGGCATATGTATCTGAAATCATAAATGAAAAGCTACCGTCGTTAACTGATGAGTCATCAGATACCCATACATCAAAATATTCATATGACTGCTCTTTTAAGGTAGCTTTTGTAGGACTATTAGGACCGCCCGATACAGCACCTATGCCGGTTAGCATCACGATGTATTTATAGTGGTCCATTTTCCAGGACGATGGTATCTTTATGCGATAGTGTCCTTCTGCAACCCTTGAGACTGAAAGACTGGATCCATCATATGTAGTCGCCACAATGGTAGCTCCTGTGGATGTTCCTGTAACATACCCCTGTGCCAAAACACACGGAAATAAATCAATAGAACCATTGTACGGTGCATTCAGAATCATCCACATCTTATCAGCATCGGCAGTTCCAATCTTAACAACTTTCAACTGGACTTCCGTGTTACTACGCATTCTAAACTCTGTTAGCCCATGTGGCAGGAATTCACCATCAGGATAGATCTTGATGGTCGGACTTGGCGCGAGTCTCCCAGGCATCACATAATAATACAGATTGAGTTCAGTTCCAGCATCCATATCCACAGCTCTTGGCAGTGACAATGTATGTGACTGCGTAGAAACTCCAAGGCATGTAATATATCCATTCATTCTTCCACGTACCTTAATAACTGTTTCCACATCAGGTTCCAAGGGGATGTTTAAATAAGGAGTATAAATACTTCCTCTGGCATCAAGGCTCTTGCAGTATACTTTTCCAGTCAGAAAATCGAGCATTAGATTGGGACGGAATGCATTGGCTGAATTCATCGGATCGTTCGGATTAAAATCCTTGTATCCACCTTCCGTTTCTACAGCAGAGCCTGAAGCATCCTCTCCGTATTGTGAGAATTGATACTGTCCATAGAATACAGCACTTGCAAGCTTAGCAAAATTGGCCATCAAGATTTCCACATAAATAGCCTTATAGCCTTCAAATGGTATCCAAGTGGCTTTAGTTCCATTGACAGCATAATCCTTTTGAGGATTATTGATGTTTGATGGAACACCTTGACCGACCCAAGTTGTGACCTGGTTCATCACATAATAGATACCATTGTATAGTACATAAGGAGCGAGCATATCCGTACAAACATAAGATGTATGTAGGTCATATTCACCTGCCGGGTATGGCAACATACCTCGTTTCCCTCGCTGAAGGAATTTAACTTCTCCTGTTTTTGTTGCTAATGTCATACTATCAATCTTTAGTTGTTATTGTCCATGCCACGTTGCCGCCTGCCTGCTGACACATTTCATAAGTACAGGTACCGGAGGCGGAAGGAGTATTGGCCGTAGAGGGATTAAGTATCACGCCGGCACTGTCCATGAAAACAAAATAGAATGTCATATCCTTGGCCTTCGTTGTCTCTCCACGTTTGACAAGAATAGGCCTGTAGACTACCGTATCTCCTGCCTTGCTGATGGTCTCATCTTCCGGTGTCGGATTGGTTATGATGTCATAGGGATCAGACAAATCGATTACCGTCTGAGTATCCAAACCAATAAGAGTAGAATTCTGATATACCTCTACCTTGAATATGCCGGTAGTATCCACCATGCTGTCCGTTACCGTCAGGTTCTTTCCGGTTTGTCCGCTGACCAGGTTCCATGCATTGTTTATCATCCTGTACCATTTGTATGATAAACCGGCCGTCAGCTCCGAAGCTCCCAAACGGGCAACGGCTGACAATATAACACTGCCTCCCTTCTCCCGGATGGCGAAGTACTTGTCATCGCCGGCCATGATGGTCACCACTTTCTGATTTCCGACTCCCTTTGTTATCGGGATAGGATAAACCCATTGTATTTCATCCGAAACATTACCGACTGTCACCGTTGCCACTCCTTTGATCGTACAGCTTGCGCCAGCAGAAGCCTTCACAAGGTTCTTTACTACCTGAAGGCCGTAATAGTTTGTAGTACCGGCAGCATACGGCACAAACCTGAAGTGCCCGGTTTCACCTCCGAAGGTATTTGTCGACACATTGGACGTGAAATTAATAAGCACATCGTTGAAATACCACTTAATGGAAGATGGCACAACAATTCCTTCAGCTACACGGGAGGAAGTCAGCAGGAAAGACAATGTAGGTTTCAATGTCGTAAAATCCGGCGCTATGTTTGTAGGAGCGGATGAATCACCGTCATATTCCTGGTATAAGTCACCTTTATCGCACAGAATTGCCGCCATATATACACCGGACTTCTGCGAAAAGGTCACCTGTCCGACTTTACTCGCTATGCTCATTGGTTACCTCCCCTTCTGTATTATCAGATTCCTCAGGATCTTCTACTTTATATTTATCCGGCGTGCTAACCTCAGTGGGATTGTCTGTTCCGTCGATCTCTGCCTTCGCTTGCTGCGGAGTAAGACAGACACCGCCTACTTCCACAGCACGCTCGAACACGGTATCGCCGGGAAAGCCCGCTACGTCAGCCTGCCATAACAGCACATTGCCATCTGCTGTTTTATTACGGATAGCAGTCAGATCGAGCGCATCCGCCACCTCTTTGGTTACTTTGATGTAAAATGCCATAATCAAGTATTTTAAAATTAAACAATTCTTTTCCTTGCAACGATAAACTTGTTATCGCTGTTTACGATATACTTTCCGTCAGACGTTACCAGAGCAGCATAGGGGCCTCTGTCTATTACTGTCAGATCGAGCATCATCCTGTCAGTGAAAGGGATACTCGGATTGAAGCCGGTTGCCACCAACGTGTACGAAGAAGCCCCCGCCGCTTTGGTTCTCCATTCACAATCCAGTACCTCGGAAGGGTTAGGGATATCACCTATCGTATCTCGAATTATAGGCTTTGGATATATTACCGTCGTGCCATCGGCCACCTGTTGCGGTACACCTTTCCAGTCGACTTCAATTGAAGGTATCCGGCGGCGGATAGTAGTAGATACATAGCCAATACCATCATCAGGTGTAGAAGCCGGAGTGCCATCCTTGGAATAAGAGGCTTTACAGACATATGTTATCTCATTACCAATATAGTTACGGTCGATGGTCAATACATTCTTATTGAGTGACACAAATTCCCAGTCGTTATCACTGTTACCGTCAACTATCTGTTCAAGCGATCCATTTTCAAGCTTCCGGTAAAAGAAGAACCTGCATTTATTCGTAGCGGTCACATCCGTATCTCCTACAATCAGCTTAGCGGTGATCGTTTGCTGTACAGTGTCACGCAGAGGATTCCAGTCCAAACCTGAAGGTGAGTCTATCATCAGTTTAGGAGTCGGTTCACTGCCATCCACCGAACGGATTAACCGGGTAAAATTGTACACGTATGTTTGCCCGCTACGTTTACTGTCTACATATTCGGCATAAAATTCAAGTGTGACGGGATTGATCGTCGAGACATTTTTCTTCATCTGAATCTTTCCCTTTTCCGATCCTGAATCTGTAATTACATAATTGGTATTAGATGATGTGATCAATGTTCGAATACCGCCTATACGTTCATACCATTTCATGTTCGTCAATGAAGCATTGACAGTACCAAGCTTGGCAACTGCATCCGGATCGGTGGCGTTACAACGTGGAAAGAGCGTCAGGGGAGTAAGCGTATAGTCCGGGGTGTATTCATTCTTATCAGCCTGATACACCTGCATATCCGGTACGCTGCCTACAACTTCGATATCTCCACTTATCTGAAGCGGGCGATAGTTGATCGTTATTTTACGCTGTTTACTCTGCATAATCTTACAATTTAAAAAGGTACATAATCTGTTGTCTCATGATTATTCTGTCCGTCACGCAACAGCACTCTTGCTATAAACTTGCATCCAGTCATATTCATATAGTCGGGACCAAGGTCATTCACTGTCAACGGTAAGGACTTTCCTGCTTCAGCATGTGCGACCGCCCAGGCATTATCTTCCGTTACGTTACCTGTATCACGTGTCCATTCCACATCGGCATCAAGGATATGAGGTGTTACATCCTGATTGTACAGTTTACCGGTAATCTTAAGGGTAGTCTCAAACTTATCCGCGTCAAAGTACCAGCCATTACTGCTATCAATGTCAATAGTAAAGTCCGGATTTCCTTCGATCATAGCCCATCCTGTAGATGCATACTGTGGTTCTTCGGTAGTACCCGTTACCAGACACATCCATTTGCAACCGTAGTGATATACTGCATCGTACACCTCCTGAGTAGATTGATAAGGATTGCTCACCGATTCTTCTGCGCTCCACTTGCCACGGTTGTTTTCAACCCGTACAGGTATTCCCTCATAGTCAATACGGTGAATGTCTTGAACAGCAATACCACGGCAATATACGTAGGTGTGCAGGTAGTTGATTGGCAGATTGTCAAACAGTGACAAATGCTTCAGACGACCTATGATGATGGAGTAGTTGCTTTCTTCCAATATAGGCTTGATGACACCGTCTAACATACAGATGCACTTCTCTCGGCTGGATAGATACCAGTATCCCTGACGCTCTGCATTGACCGGATTACCACGATGAGACAATATCATTAGCGGCTCCGGCGGATAGTTCTTACCACCGGGAACCTCACTATCCGGATACATAACAGCATTGATGGCATTGGCAGATGTATCTACGTGCAAGACACGCAACCAGGATGTGTAATAATTGCCACCACCTGATACCAAGTCGTTGACAATGCCGTAAACCACATCATTCTCTGCTAATGCCGTGAAATCATTCTCCCAACGTTTACGCAGTGGTAAACGGTAAGTACCGTCTTCTAGAAGTTCGACGCTCTCAATCGTGCCGGATTCGGAAAAAGAATAATCTGATTCCATAGCAGACAAGCGGTTGAATATCACTTCCTGAACAATGAGGGCAAAACGGGCTTCCAAAGTATCAGCCTGTACACGGCCATCTTTAAGTAAAATTCCTTTTCCGGCAACCAATGAGTCGATGGCTTCACCAACTTCGGCACCCCCCAATAACTTCAGCAGGAAAGGGGTTTCATCAGGTTTGGATTTATGAAGGAAGATTTTATTCAGTTCCTCCAAAGAACACTGTGATAACAGGTTCAAGATACCCACCAAGGTACGTCCGACACGTTCTCCTGTGTTTTCTCCCTCCCGGGTAGCATACCGTACCTGCCGGGCTAATTCTTTAAGTGTTTCAATCGTATCCGCCATATCAGTTGAATGCCTTCCTACAGTTAATAGCTTTATAGGGTTGCGACAAGTGTATTGCCGCGACCACCCCATAAAGCTGGCTATCAATATTCACCACATAATCCGCTTCTACCTCTTCAAGTGAAAAGGCAATCCATTGGCGGTTCTTCCTTTTGTCTTCAAGTACCTGGTTCAGCATCTCGTCAAAAATGCGCTCGCACTTATCAAGTGCGGCCTCTATCTGTTCGTAGTCTGAAGTATCGGACACATGTTCCAATACAAAGAGCAGATAATCACGATCCTTCAGGTATGCCCCCGGAACACCGCCATATCCGAACCCTGAGCCACGGTCCAGAATCACCGCCGGATAGTGAAGCACGCTGTCCAGTGCCGTGTGCTTCTCCCGTTCGGATGAAAGGAAATGTACCTCGCCATTCTCTTTATGCCGGATATCGACGTGTCTTTCGGCTAAACTCTCTATGTACTCTGAAAATGTCATTTCTTTTGTTTTTGAGCGTCACGGATTCTTTTATTGAGTAGGCGGAATGCCGTTGCTACCGGCATTGCCTGATATTTCTCCATCACCGCCACATCATCACCGACAAAGGCATCGAAGATATCAAGCCAGTTGACCGATGGCGCGGCCGGTTTCTTGCCGTTCTTCTCCGGTTCCGGATCTTCATTCAACGGAAACAGGAAAGGGAACGCCTTGGAAAGCCATCTCTTGACAAAAACGTAGTTCAGGAATATGGCATACTTGACGTGCTTGTCAATCTTTGCCACCTTCACTATCCGTTTTTGCAGCATCAGCGGTTTCTGCCTGCTAAATAAGCCGTTTTTTCCACCTGCCGGTAGGACAATATATTCGTTATGCTTCAGGTACAGCATTGATATGAAAGTATCCAGTGAGGTATTCTTGCCATCACGCGCATAGCGGTTGAAAGCTGTGTCCACGTGCATGAAGTGCTCGAAACATATCCCCTTCAGGCGTTCACCCGGTGCCTTCAATCCGGACACACCGGAAAGAATAAAGCGATCCATCCGGACACGGCAATCGCTGATGAACTCTATCAGCTCACTCAGCTTATACCTGTAATAGCTGTCCGCAATGACACCGGAAGGTAGGGAATAGAACTCCTTCAGGAAGGATGATTCATCCGTCTCCTGAAGGTAAAACCGTGACACGAGCAGGAACTGATCCGGTGTCAGTTCTTCCCATTTCTGAGGCACCCGGCGTATAACCTCACGCCGGACACCGAAGCTGCGATATGCCATACGAAGCTCTCTCATACCCAGAATGTACGTTTACGGTCATTGTCCCGGTCGAATATCCTGCGGGGATCACCGGCATAGTAGTCAGTAAAATAACTGCGGGCAATCCGCAGCAATGCGGTCATGTACATGTCGGCATCCGCCTTCAGGTTCTGTATCTGTACAGCTATCCGTTTAGTATCCACCGGTTCTTTTTGTTCATTGCCCTTTTCACCTGACCGGATTGTAGTAAAGTACAGCCCTCGGTCCGTAATGCTGCCCGTCTCCATCAGCAGCCGTCTGACCGCCATTGTCCCGATGTAGCGGGAACAGGCCAGGCGAAAACGTTCCACATTCTTCCGCCGCTCTTCATCTTCAGGCGGATTGACCAGCCCGTCAATCAGATGCTCATAGAGCCTGTCACCGATAGCCGGTTGAAGCTGCATTTCCTCCACAAATTTCAGATGCGGCTGCAACCGCAGGAAGATAATCCGGCTGCCGCCAATGAAACAGACATCATTCACATCCGCGGTACTGCGGACAATAGCGGATTTGCGGTCCTGGTAAGCCTGCGAGGTCGCAAATTCCGGATATTCCGCTATATGCGCATACAGGAACTCAAGCAATTCATCCAGCGCATTGAACCCCTTGTTGCGGAAAGACATGCGAAGATTGTCTTCCTGATACTTATAGACCCCTTGAAAGGATTCATTGTCGGACTTCTGCCGTTGAAATCCCGCATCCGTGATCCGGACGCTGATTTCATCGAAATCATTCCAGAATGCCAGGTTCGCATTCGCGCGCTGGCAAATCTCAAGCAGCCGGACATCCAGCTTCTCCCGCTCGGTTGCCCCTTCAGTATTCGGTTCCAACACATCCGGATCCGGACCGAAATTATAAATCTCAACCACTTCGCCCGCCATCGCATCGCCTAATAACGGTACAAGGTATTGTCGGAAGGCACCCCGAAGCGGCGCCTCCATCATGTCAAACGAGATCGCGGTATTCACCTTCATCAGCGCCTTGAGTTCGGCACCCTTGTTCCATTTCTCTGCACTGAATATCATTAGCTCAACGTTTTTTTGGTACCGCTTCCGGTATCGAGGGTTACTAAAATGGTATTGCGGAAACGCAGTTCACACTCCGGCATACCGTTCATTTTTATGTAGAGTTCTATCGGATCCAAAATATTCTGCCGGTCAATCCAGGCATTGGCGATGTTCACGAGGAACGCCTCACGAATATTGGAACCGCCCTGATTGCCAGCGTATGTACCGCCCGGCATACCGGCACCGAGCACATTGGGATTGACCATTAAGGCAAACAATATCTCGGAGTTGGCGGCTGCCGATACCGGAAGGTTGTCGCTGCCCTGGTATTTATTCTCCAACGGCTTGATCTTCCATTCCTCTTCAATCCTGCCGTTCATCTCATTGACGGCATAATGTGAGAAGATCGGTTTCTCCGCGTTGTCCGGCCCGCAAAGATTCTGTTCTACCGAGTCCATATACTTCTGAATGGCCGCTTCGCGTTCTGTGACGGAATAGTCCTTGGAAGGGTATTTCTTCTCCCAATAAGAATACGGTATCTGTACATGCCACTTCCAGGTAATCTGGTTCTTATAGGCTTTCTTGAGGAAATGGGGGATGAGATGGGCAATCTCCACCCATCCGCAAACGTATGCCGGCCACCAGACAGGTATGCCGTAAAGATCGTCATTGCTCCAGCTGTCACGCACCGGCAGGATAAAACCGTTCTTCATCTTCCCGGCAAACTTTAACACCTCGGCGTGCATCTGCGGATCATATTCAGACAATACCTCCAGCTTGGTGTACTGCCCCTTGTCCGGACGCTGCGGCCAGTATCCGGAAACAATACACTTGCAAGCCCCGTATTCATCCACTTCGGAATAGCGCCGATAAAGCGCATTAACCGGATTGACCCCTGCAAAAGAATTGCCGGCTGCCGACGGAACGAACTGGACAGCCCCGTTGCCGAACTTCAGATAATCCCGCAGTACCTTCTCCATGTAGCGCCTTACATTGCGGGAAGCGACAAAAGCTTGTACCCGGCTATCGGTAACGGGTTTCAGTATCTCGTTGCCGCCATCATCGTAACCGTTCACCGTACAAGGATAAATACCCTGCCCAAGTGTCAGGTTCCGGAGAAATTTCAATCCGGTATTGAGCACACTGGTGTTGCCAATCTCTTCGGCCGCCTTCTGCGGGAAATCATTCTCATCTCCCCATGGGCGCACCTTCACCCCGTCGATGTCTATGTAGCTGACATTCGACAAGTCGTATGGCGACAGGATCTTGGCACGGTCCTTCATCTCGTTCTGCGGTGCCGCGGTAGTCTCTCCGAATATGTACGTGGACTGCATCAGCAGGGGAATGCCGCTTGAATTAAACAGTATGTTCATCAGAATACGATTTTCATTTTGTTATACTCCAGTATCAGGTCTATATCCACGGGGTAGGGATGTCCTTCGGGATTGCCCTTGCAGTCGCAGGGCTGTACACCCCGAAGCTGGTATTCCTTCATGTTCATGCGTCCGGCACCACAGGCGTATGCCTGCGGGATAAAGTAGACCTTGCCCTCCTTGCTGACGAATTTTATCGAAAAGACGCGCCGGTTCCCGCGTTCATCCCTGCGGATATCCATGTCGGCCAATGCCAAATTTCTTCGTATTGTTTCCATTGTATATTATTTATTCAAATGTCCTGTCAAATGTATAATCGAAGATACCGCCCCTAAACGAGTACCTGTCAAATACCTGATGCTTCCGGCTTGCCGGGCAGAAGGTCAGATTCACGTTTACCCGCTGGTTGCCCATTTTCGTATGGGTAAAGTCAATATCCGTAATAATGATCTCCATCGGCAGCGAAGGCGTGTCGTACCATCGCTGTACCGGAGAGGTAAGCATGTCTATCAGGGCCTTGTACTTGTTTTCGTCCAAATACCCGGTATTGACCGTGCGCAGATCATTGAAAAACGGATTGAATCTTCTTTTCAGCTTCACCATGTCCGCGATATCACCCTCCAGTTCCGGACTATACTGCACCAATCCTGAGAATGAAATGGATTCCGGCAACCCGAATACATTGTAGTAGAGAAACTGGTGCATTTCACGGTGGCTTTTCCGGTCAATGACATACCTTACAAGGTCCGTCAATGTGCCATCGGTGATGCGTGCATCATACGATAAGATATTGTCGGCCCTGAGACTCGCGAGTTTGCCCACCTTAACCGGACTCATGTTATATGCCATCATCCGGTTGGCATCGGAGAGTTGCAGCTCAACGGTTTTCTTGACGCTGCTGCCGGACTCCAGGTGGATGATATCCAGATACACTTTTGTCTTGTCAGACACGAAGAAGGAAAGGTAATCAATCGTATTCTGCCTGATATGCTTGATTTTATAGCGGGAATAAAATATGAAGCCGGTCAGCGGCTCGAAAGACACGCGGTATCTTGAGTGGAACACATATAGCGTGTATTCAGCGGTTGCCTCGCTGTCTGAAAGGGACAGTTGTACCGTCATAGGTGGCAGGGCTATCCGGTCATCACCGCCTCCCAGTTCCGGACGAACGAAATACTCACTGATGATATCACCCGGATCACAAATGACGACTGCATTCCCACTGTCCGGATAGTACACTTCAGAAAGCGCCTCCTGTCCGTCAACCGTCATATTGAAAACCAGTTTCTCATGTACGTCCGTAATACGGATATCCTCCATATCGGCGGAAAACAGATATGTGTTATTGACCAAATTCGCTACCATCTCCACAAATCTTTAGATACCCCCAACACCAGTGATTTATTGTACAAGTCATAGCCCGCCTTGAATTCCCACGACCTACGCCGATACCCCGCGGATAACACACAGCTGTAACGCCCGGCATCCAATCCCAGAGCCAGGGTATTGTTATAAACGACCGGTTGCCGGTAATCCACCACTACGGTACGGTCAAGTAGCGCATTGCGGGATATGACATCGGTCATTTCCACCCGCAGGTAAGGACGCTCAATAATCGTATCGAGATAATGCTTCTCCGAGAAATAGTCGGCCAGTATAGCCGCCGTATCCACTTCTGCGGGTACCTCACGGACAATCACCTCCGGTTCCGGAATGGCAGGGCGTATCGTATCATGCCTGGCCACCGTTTCCGGAACGCGGACAATACTCCGGTGACGGGATCCCAGCCAGTGACCCGCCCAACCGGAAAGAAGTGCTATAAACGCACATAGCAACATATGGCTAACGTTCCGTCTCATCTACCTTCTTTTTAAACTTGTCTGTAACCGTCACCCACAACATGCCCACCTGCCTGATCAGCGTATCTTTAGGCTTGCCGTCAATAACCGCCAGATTCTCCAGTATGCTTGTCACGTGCTCCGCACAGAACCAGGTCATGACGAACACTTTGACAATGGAAAAGAATAGGGTGGCCAGCAGCATGATGAAGCTTTCTTCAGCCCCTGCCTTGCTCTCCAGATAGAATGAGTGCGTGATATAAATGATGGTCAGCCATATACACAGCTTGATGATACAGCGTGAGAAACGGAAGGATTCAAACCCTATGCCTTGGATCTTGCTTGCCCTGATGCCCGTCCACATCTCGGAAACAATGGCGATCAGCATGGCCATCGCCAGCAACGGGGTAATACCTATCCATTCACTGACTACCGCAGTGATTGCACTGAAGGAAATAGTCGGCAGTTGCAGGTTATATTTAAAACTGGGTGCCACTGAAAGAAAAAACTCCTTCAGGGAATCATATCCATAGGTACCGACGAACTTGGTAATGAAGCGTATCATATCTTTTTTTGTCACAAAGGTAAAATCATACCATCCGCTTTCATAGGACAAAAAAAGCCCCTCCGTGGTTGAAGGAACGGGAAACATAAAACAAAATACCGCTTTGGGTCCCATTCCGTTTGCGAGCGTGCGAGCAAACGGAATGGGTGCGCCCGCACCCCATCCGTCAAATCATCCCTTCATCGCAAAAGCTATAATATCCGTCATTCGTTATAATTACATGGTCCATCACCCGAATGTTGAATATCCCTGCCGCCTTTTTTAACTGTTCCGTCAGCCTCTTGTCATCATTGCTCGGTCGGCTGTTGCCGCTCGGATGATTGTGTACCGCTGCAAACTGCGAAGCTCCCGTATTTATCAACACCTGCATTATCAGCCGTACATCTGCCGAAGTCTGGTCTATACCGCCTACTGAAACCTGTACTTTCTTGATTATTCGGGATGCATTATTAATAGCCACGACCCAAAACTCTTCATTCCGTAAATCACCTATTAACGGCTGCATCAGTTCGTATACATCCTTGCTTGAAAGAATCTGCCTGCGTTCAACCTGTTGAGACTGCTGTCTCTTGTACATCTCCACCGCTGCCACGGCAACTTTCTTGCGTCCAGGCGTCAAGGATGCAAACAGCCTGTCAATGTCTATCTCCCCGTTGCTGCGTTCAACGTCTGAGACAATCTGCCTGTTATTGCTTATCTCGTAAATCAGTTCACTGTCACTCATGTAACGACAATCATTATCGAATAAAGTATTCATAACAAAAAATATATATTAGTTATAAGAAAGAATTGTTCTACCTAAAAAATAGCCTCCCAACACTTTTGCACCTAACTTTTCCAAAGCACAAGCAAAACGGGCGTAAGAATGTCCCTGCGTCAGTATATCATCAAACAGAAGTACTTTTTTCCCATTGAAAAAGCCGCTATCAAACTTGATAACTTCAACCTCCTGCACCGTCTTGCTACTCTTTGTCTCATGGATGGCGAGACGTCCGCCCTCGATAGTAATTGCCTTATATGCGTTACAGCATCCTGTCAGCCGTGCCACTTCTTCGGCAAATACCTTGTATCTGATTTCGTTTTTTTCCGCTGAACTTGCAGGAATGCAAACGAATGTTACGTTCTCGCAATCTGCGCCAAACTGCTCCCGTATCTTCTTCGCTACGAGTTCCGCAACCGATACACTACGTTTGCCGTCTTTAAAGTCCCATATCATCTTTCTGATTGCCCACTCACGTTTATTTGCCTCGTACTTGGTAGGTAAATAATCGAAGAAGTTGAACATAAATTTAGACCACTGTTGTTTCCATGCTTCGGGAATGTTTCTTTTTGCTGCCATAACTGTAAGTTTTAATTTTATTCTGGATTTTTGGAGTCGTCGGGTGGAGCCTTTTTATTTTCTCCGTTTCCCGGAACGACTTTTTTTTTATTCCGGCGTGTCTGTATGACGTGCGGTATGGTTGCCTTTTGATGCCGCAATAATTGAGGTGCCGAGGATGACATTCTGCAAGGTTCCGACTAAAACCGGAGGCTTGAATACTACCTGCAAGGTGGAGATTTTTTGGCGGACAACGCCTGACCTTGCTTGTCAGACCGGTGCCCTACATTTGCGGACTCAAAAGACTACCTGACCGCATACAGACATGCAGAAATAAAAAGGAGTTCCGGAAGAGAAACGGAGGTACGTCAAGCGGAACGCTTACCGCTCTACGGTCTCTACCTTAGAATTTGAAACAGAAAAGACCGGGGACCTGCATGGGTGCAAACAAACACGGGAAGCGATGCTTCCTACCTCTATAAGCGCGCAAAATCCGTACTGGGGAAATAGATTTGCCTGCCTATTTCTTCAGTACGGATTTTGCGCGCGCCGGGAACTTCGTTAATGAATGTTATAACAATCTTATTGCCTTGAGAATGAACACACAACACCCCGTTTTCCATCCGAATGGAAAAAGAAACGGAAGTTTCTTCCTACCGCGCCCTATCAAAAGTCGCAAAAAAAACCGCAAAAAGTAAGGAAATATGATAAAGTAATAGATTTTTACATCAAAGAAAACACCCTCCGCCAGTCCTCCTGTGCGGCGTTCGGTCCTCAATCATTGCGAGTCTTGCTATAAGTATTGCGATTGCTGTTGCGAATGTGTGTGAAGTGAATCAGATACGTGCGTCCACAAATCCGTAAGCCTGCCTGAGCAAATGCCCGTACTTCGTCCAGACACGTTTATCGACCGCATCACCGAAGTGCGTTGCCTCTTCAGGAAGGATGGACTGGTTGCGCTCGCTGCGCTTATCTTTGGCAAACCGTCCTTCACGATCTTCAATGACACGCGTGTTGTTCATGGATATAAGCGTGTACTTGCATTTCGAGCCGTTGAAACGCTTCTTCGGGAACCGTTCGTCCTTCTCCGCCAGGATAGAAGCCCACAACAGATATTTATCATGCTGCGGCGGCTCCATACCCGCATGCGTGTGCTGTTCCACCGTCCAGCCGTGTTTCTCCAGGCGCTCAATGGCAAGCTCATTATAGGATTTTTTATTGTTGGCACGGCGTGCATCCCCGTAGCGGTCACGGTAATAATGCAGGTGCTTGTTGATATGGTTACGGTAATAGTGACAGAACTTATCCATCAGCGCGTTGACCATCGTATCGTCTTCTTCATCACGCTTGACAAAGAACTCGTTGATATTGTTATCCACCGGCTCACGGGTCAGCAGCTTCGTCACGAAATCATAGTTGCGCTCCTGTGCCACTTCAAGGAACGAGGCGGCAGAACCCCAGTCAGGCGTCAGTTCCAGCGGCTTCGTGGGGGTACAGTCCAGGTCACGCCGGCTGTCATCGTTATTGGCAAGCTGCTGCCAGTTGTAGTTATGATCTTCGGCAAAGTCACGGATATAGTCGTCATTGGTCGCATTGTAATACACGTGCCGTTCATCCAGTTGGTAATAGCAGCTATCAATCTTATCCACCATGAAGTTCAGGATCTCGATCATGAAGGAAAGCTTATCCATCACCTTATACTGGTTCAGGATATAGTTCATGCCCACATTGGCGATATTGTCGAAGATGGAGCCAAGGATAAAGAGCGTGCCGTCGCGTGAAACGAACGGCGTGATGCTTTGCCTGAGACGAACGGTTTCATTCCAGATTTCCTTGAAGAGTCCCGCATCATTCGCAATCCTTGCATCAATGAGCTGCATCTGTAACCGCACAATCTTATTCCAGACATCAAACAGTCGGATGCCGCGTTCTTCTTCGTAATACTTGGCCGGTTCAAGCAACCATTTCTGTTCAGGCGTGTAAGGCATGGAGGACAGGAAGGTGTTGCCGTGATGTTTCAGAACGGGATTCTTGGACTTGCGGCCAAAGATGTGTTCATTACCCCGGTTGGTCGGTGCTGCTTCCTGATCGAACTTCTCCTTATCGAGCGTCAACGCTTCATCGGTGATGTTGTAATCCGCATTCGGACCGCGGCTGTTACCACCTTGGGTAAGTATGTAGAGCATATGGCCATTGGAGAAGCTGATACCATACTCAAACGACATGATGTGTTCATAGGGCCTGTACCATCCTTCAATGGGACTGCGGCAAACCACATAGTCACCGGTCTTGCTGACCGGATCCCATTGCTTGTAACCGAGCATCTCCAGCATCTTGAAAGCGGATGGTAATGTTTTAGTGAGCGCCTGACCAATGGTGGCCTGTGTGAGCGTGGTAATACCACGAGGCATCAGCCGGATATTGTCATCTATCACGGCACCGGTAATGAATGATTTACCCGTTGCACGTGAATAGATGACATACCCGTTCTTGTACGGCATTACCAGGAATGCCGCCTGTGCCGGATTGACCTGTATGACCTCTTCCCAAACGTTTTCGTCCATTGTCCTGCCGTATCAATAACGTGGGAAAACAATGTAATTCACACCTTCGGAAGAAGTCATACGGGGCATCGGCTGCCCTGTATCGTCTAATAGTTTTTTCACTTCATCCGGCTTGAACTTGGCGGATACGGTACAAACAATCTGTGTCTTGCTGACCGACACCATATCGATATGCTTGTGGTCAACCAAATAAGAGATTAAGCGTTTGTTTGTCAGTTTCTTCATGATAATCTATTTATGAGTTCATTATTTCTTCTGCCTGCACATCGTCAATAGGCGTGTACATGGAATCCACAAGGACTTTCTGCTCTTCCTGGGAAAGATTGCGGATGGCGTTCAGCGGAACATCTACCTTTTGCCCCATACTGTTGATCTGAATATAGAACACATTCTTCTCCATGCGTCGCGGATCCTCAACCGAAGCCGGACGTTCGCCAATCATCTGATGCAGCACCTTCTTGGCGTTGTTCCAGTTCTTCAGATCACCCCTGAGCTTACAGTCCCGGATAAGCTGAATCTGGTCCTTGATCATCCAGGCGAACCAGAAATCCCAGTCAAACTGGTGCTGTGTCTTGAACAGTTCTTTTGCCAGGGCGATATCCTTACGCACCTGTGTACGTGAAATCCGGTATTTCGCCAGCATGATGTTGATGATATGGCTTTCATTGGGATAATCATCCAGCAAACGGGCTATCTGCAACACCCGGTTGCACTGTACCCGTAAGTGCTCCGGCAACGGGCTGTTCTCCGGGTCAATGATGTGCTGCTGTATAAGGTCGTATGACTGTTCCTCCAATGCGGCCTTGCTTTTGGATGTTGTCAAGCTGTTACTCATACTCAAGATATTGCTGTTGCGATTTAAAGAACTTGATCAATTCCTGTTGTGCCGGATTGCTGCCGTTGATGGCGGACTTGATGATAGCCTCCCGTACTTCAACCATCTGTCTGAGATGTCCCCGGTAGAAAGCTGTACGAACTTCAGTGCCCGGAGTACGGAGTTCTGCAAGAAAATCCGTCTCATCCACACCGATATTGATTGCGATCATCCCCGGCGGGATAAGGCGGTACGCCATTTTCTCTATCTCCTCACGTTGTTCCTGAGTCAAATTCATCATTCAGCATTTTAAAGTCAAAGTCAAAAATATCTCTGCCGGTATGGATGATTCCACGCTCCAGCTTCGGGTTATGTGTGGCGTTCTGACTGCCTACTACGGTGATGTTCCAATCTTCGTTATACAGCAACGCCACCTTCGCATGCAGTGCCAGGCAACGGTAACAGTCCGGAAATGTAGTCACCAGAAAATCGAACGGCTTGGGTGAAATGCTGCGTACGCGGTTATCGATCAGGAACCGTACCGATAGCAACTCACCGGTCTCAACCTTACGATGAAGGGCGTTGATGCTATCCATAGAGATGGAATAGGTTGTCAGAAACAAATGTGCCGGACCCGTCTGCTTGAGAATGTAGAAAATCAGCTGAATGAGATTGAACGCGCCTGAAGAATAAAAATGCTTGTCCCGACCAGGTACCAGCATCCCCATAGCGTCCGGATACAGCAGCTTCTCCACAACCAGGTCATGGCCGGAGGCTGCCGCATCCGTTCGGCGGATGTAGCCTGTCGGGTATCGGTCTCCCTGCATAGGACTTACTGCGTCATCCGCCGGCATCATCTTATTCTCAATCTCACTGCAACAAACCAACATAACCTATTGCAGTTCTGCCAAACGATATTCTATCTTTTCTACCAATGCCTCCTGATCAGCGACCTTCTTCTCGTATCTCACACGTTTGGGGCAGTCAGGAAGCGGGTTTTCCTTGCCGTCTTTAGGTTTGCTCTCTGAAGAATACAGCAACATATTTTTTGCCTTGGTAATCTTACTCTTGGCATTGGATTTCGCTTTCTTCAGTTCTTCGACGGAAAGGGAACTGATATCGGTCTGTTCATCTTCCTTTTCCGGCTTCTCTTCAGCAGCATCCACTTTTTTATAAAGCTCGTCCAGCTGCTCATCAGTCGGCAACTCCTTGTTCTGCTCATATTGCTGTTTGATGGCAGCCAGCAATGTCATACGGTTGGAGAGGGAGGCTATACGGGTAACAATATCCTTGCGCTGTGAACATACAGCCGCCGTATTGCTCTCACCCTGTTCGGCAAGTAACCGATGCAGCCGTGAACGTTCATTGTAGCAATCCCGGAAATCATAGATGATTTTGGCTATGACAGGAGGGTAGGCCGGCTGTTCATCCGTTTCACGTGCCAGTTCTTTTTCCGCAATGGTAACGATGGCCGCCGCCGTTTCTTCGGGAACCGTCTCGGAACGTCCGTCATTACCGGGTAGCGCATCATCCGCCAAGTCCACATCTTCAAAGCGCGGATCATCCGGATGATACCAGACTTTAATCATCTGCCGGATCTCGTATTCCAGCTTCTCGCGGGTATGCGGTTTTTCGCCTAATTTAGCCAGTTTGGATGATACAATTGTCTTGTAACCTGATTTAGCAAGGATAGCCACACCAGTATTGTATTCTCTCTTAGCAGAGTTCAGCCAGGCGATACCTTCTCTGCGGGCTTCGATATAAGCATTTGTAATTTCAGCCATGATTCTTGATATTAACGTCATACAAAGGTGTTGCGAATTTTATTGCTGTGATAGGACAAAACAAAATGTCCGCCTTCCGGAAAAAATCCGGAGACGGACATAAACAAGCAACTAACCAAACGAAGAAACAAAAATCAACCTCCAGGTGCGTTCTTTACAGTGAGAATGTCTTCCGCATCACCTTCATACACACATTTACGCGGCGCGGTGAAAGTATAATGAAGTGTGTTCTGATTACGCGCGGTAGAGTTTGCCCCGGTGGTAGAACCATCTCCGGAGGCACGCATAGCACCGCGGCGTTTGTCACCCATCAGGTAGTTCGTGCCGTTGTTGTCGGTCACGATAAAGAACATCTTGCGCCCTTTGGTCGCATTCTCAAAACCGAATATTTTCTTCCGCATCTTGGCCGAAATGATATTCAAGTCCATCAGGAACGATTCACCACCGGTTTCTCCCTGATCCGTAATCTTGAACTCAGCCAGTTCGTCAGTGATATCCATCTTATAGGCCCGGCAACCTTCTTTCATAACAAGATCACCGACCAGTGCACCGGCTGCCTCCAGTGAAAGCGGATCATCCGTCTTTTTCGGGTAGTCCGGCCATGTCGCCACATCTGCATGATAACCGAAGATAACGGACGGTATGATACCGCCCATATTATCCTGGTTCTCGCAGTCCATTGCCTCGTTGATATCATCAAGGGCAATACATAATTTGGGATCTACTTCTGCCATAGTCACAGGATTTATTCAGATTTAACAACGTATGTACCCGTCACTTTCTCTACTGCACCCGCAGCAGGAGTCTTCTTCTGCACGGCAGGAGTGGTATATCCGGCGGCCTCCAGGAACTCGACGGTATATTCCTTACCACCGGGAACCGCTACATACGTACCGGAATCACGCCAGCCCTCTTCACCCTGAATGCGCCATTTGCCACCGTTGGCCTTCGCTTCATCCGGTGTAATTGTAACCTCGATATATCCGAACGGGTTGCTACCTTCAGGATCCACCGGACGGTCATTAACACAGAACTCCGATTTATGCACCGACACGAACTGGAATCCGATCAAGTACTTGCCCGCAGCATCGAACGTATAAGGATTACCGGAGAAGAACGGCTTGATGGACTTGAAATCGCTCTCCTTGTCAAAGCCGTAGCAAATGTTCCCTTTAGTGGTCAGCATGACGAACTGGCTGCCATCGGGAAGATTCGGAACACGTACCAGCTCACAACGGTTATTGGAACCAAGCAGGTGTTGTGTATCGGAAGTATCTTCTTTTAATCCGATAACGATAGTACCTTCATCTTTGCGCCAGTCATCGTACATGTCGCCCAAATCATCGGAAATGAACATCTTGATGTTCTTCTTGCGCTTGAAGGTACGCGGCATGTGACGCCACATCTCCAGTAACCTTTCGCCAATGTTGGCACGGGTCAGCTCACCGGTGGCATATACGTTGCCTTCAGCACTGGAGATATCTCCGACTGCCTCGCCTTCGGTAACAATGGTACCGATACCGTCGAAAGAGTCCTGAATGTCCGTCTTGTTCTCATCAGCGCTGTATTTTGCCGTGAAGATGGCAAACAGCAAATCATTGGATGCCAGTTCATGGCCGTGGTTGATCAGCCACAACTCGAAGGGATGTTCTTTGCGGAGCGTACCGGGTACCTCAGCAATGTAGGTGCGGCGGTAACGTTCCGGCTCATCGGACATCTCCATCACGACAGGACGAACGACCAGACGACGGGGAACAATCTTACCCAGATATTTGCCGGCTTCAAACTTGCCGGTGTACTTGCTGGAAATGCTTCCGCCTTCTACCTTGCCCAATTCAAGGGAATCGGTAATGCCCGGTACCGGAGTGAAATGTTTCAATACCTCCGAAGCGTCGAGCTTATCGACCGCCTTCAGGATGTCTCTGTGTTTTTTTACCGCGGTCAGAACCGTGGTAATGTCAATAGGTGCTTTAAAATCCATAAATAGAATAGTTTAGATGTTATTCATTCTCATAACTGTTGATCGGATTCGTAGCGATATCGGCAAACTTGCTGTCCTCGTTCGATTCCTGATGACTGGCGGTTGCCGTTCCGGGAATCCTGGCCACGATATCACGGATAACCTGTACCTTAGCCTTGCTGTCGGCTGCATTCCTGACGCTATCGCTCAGGCTGTCGAGGTCGTTGACAACTGCCGTCAGATTATTCTCGGCCGTCTGTCTGGCTGTATTGGCGACTGTCAAATCGCTTTCAGCTTTGGTTTTCGCCTCATTGGCTACCTTGATGGCGTCATTGATAGCCTGCAAGTTCTCTACGGTAAGCGATGTCTTACCGTCTTTTTCCTCAATGCCTTCACAGTTGAGGATCTGATTAATGAAAGTAAATTCTTTACGCATGGAAATAACTGTATTTGAATTAGAAATGTCTTCAGAGGTATTATTGGCAGGAAACAGCCCTTTGATACCGTCAATGATTTGGGAAACAAGGTTTCTGTCATTGCCTTTGGGTTGTGGAGAAGCTTCGGAAGCATTGAGTACCGGCAACGGTAAACCGATGGCAGTAAAGCAGTCGGTTATTTCATTGGTTATCTGTGGCTTTTTATGGGCACCGGGAATGATTTTGTCAATGAATCCCCAGTCCTTGGCTTCAGAAGCCGGCATCCAGCGTTCTTCTTCCATCAGGGCAATAACATCCTTCAGACTCTTGCCGCTGCGGTTGATGTACTTTTGCGCAATCATTAAGTCAATGGCTTCGGCGCTCTTCTTCTTGTTCTGCAACTCCTTAATGGCACCTTCAATCTGATCGGCATTGAGCTGTCCCCAAATGTCCACGCCCAGACTGCACTTATGCGCCAGCCACATGCCGTCTTCATGCATCTCGATGGAATTGGCACCGAACGCCAGTATGGTAGCCGCTGAAGCGTTGAAGCTGATAAACTCCACCGTCACATTGCCATGCTCGGATATAAGGTTTGCCATGGCGACCGCTTCGGCCACATCACCGCCAAAGCTTGAGACCTTCAGGCGGACGGGTTGGCCTTTTGCCTTATCTAAAAAGTATTTCAGATAATTTTTGTTGTAACAATACCGGTCAATACTGCCGAATAATGTGATAACTGTCTCGTTCATATAACTTTTTTGCGCAAAGAAAAGCGCAAAAAAAACGGTGCCCAAGGACACAGGGCACCATCAAACAGGGAATAAGCGTTGTTTTTACGCTTCCAGTTCTTCCAATCCGGATATATAAATGGTGGGTTCATCCTGTACGCAGGTGAATGTGAATGACGTGCCGTTCCGTTCTGAAACCGAACGTCCGCTTGTCTTGTTCGTGGCAAACAGCATAAGCGCGTCTTCCTGCCCGCACCAATGTACTTCGCCGTTACCGTCCACCGCCAATACATACCACAAACCACGCTCCAGAGTCTCTATTAACTGATGATTCACTGAGGAAAGTTTCGGAATTACGCCTTCAATGGAAACATTCCAGCAATCCCCCGCATCATTCACCTCCTTATCCTCATTATATATATAAGTGTCATTGGCATACACCGGAATGGAAATAATATCCTCCCGGTTGCGAAGTTCTAGGTAGTTCAGACCACCGGCATAATCCTTACGGATCCGCAAAAACGAGGTCGGAGGAACAGCAATCACCTGCAACAGCCCGCCGACATTTTCAAAATCATAGTTTATCACTTTCATACGCTAATCTTCCTTGCTGGGAAATTGTCCCAAACTCGGACAACTTCCCCAATATAATACGGTTAATAAAATCAAAAATCGTTGTATTCTCCACTGTCTTGCGATATCCGTGTCGGTTATACTCCCTACGGATGGTGTCATAAGACCAAGTGTCTTCAGTAAATCCGAACTTCGTCTGGAAATTACGGATGGCGGCTGATAGAGGAAGCCCCATACTCACGTGCGTATCAAGATACAGGAACAATATCTGTTTGATCCGCCGTTCAATCTTGGTACCGAACGCCACCACTTCGGTATTTGACATCGACCAGCCATAACGGTAGAAGTCATCACGACGTATCTCTACCGCTACATTGGCCGTATAACGGTAGAGGTTACGGTATTTGTTTTCGTAGCGTCCGGGTTTGGACAGCCGGGAAAGGAAATCATTCTGCAACTCCTTGTCGGAAGACAGGTTAACGATTTCAGTCCAGGTATCATCAGGCGTATTGAAATTATGCAAAAGGAACTGCCTGACGTACGGTTTGCAAGGCAGCCAGCAGACAAATCGGTCTTTCTTTATCATTTAAAGTGTTGATTTTTACACAAATATACTAAATACCGAGAATATAACCAAGCCCTCGCACGGATATAGTATAAAAATCGTGCGGTAGTACTTTTGTACATGCGTTTGTTGATATATAATTGTATATCAACAGATTATATCCGCACGAAAATCGTACATTCCCGCACTATTTCTTTCGTTTGCGTACTTTTCGGCCTTTTTCCCGAAAAAGTACAATTCGTGCGCTATTTGTGCACAATTCGTGCGGATTTTGTGCGCCTGTAATTTGTTGCATATCAAATTGATATAAGAAAACAATAGTACTTCTGCACGAATGCACGATTTTTTTTCTGTTTTTTAAGGTAGTCTCTTTTTAAAAGAAGAATAAAAAAAAGAATAATATATCCCCTCCGGCAGCTTCCACGACTGTCACTCATGCACGTTTGTCCAAATCGTTGTTGTAATGGGTTGGGGGAGAGGGGGAAGGGGCAAAAGAAAGAAAAGATAGCATCCGACTGTACTCACGTACCGTCGGATGCAGGCAAACACTCAATATGTACTTTTAAGAATACTCCGTGTTATGTTTTCCCGGAATGACCGGTAATCATCAAAAGAATACTTCTGCTATGGAAGGTCCTCCGGATAGAATACTCTGCAAATGAACTCGTACTCACGGGGAATTGAACGGACTCCTACAACTACACACAGGCCCCGTGCGGCCATTTCATACAAACGTTGGTTAGTAAGTACGGCTCCACGAAAATTATAGTTACTACAGAAAACAAAATAGGCCGTTGCCAGGTCTATACTGAAGATATCATTCGATATGATTTTTGCTGCATCTGAAGGGATGCGGGCAAAGCCAAGCCGTACTGCCAGACGACTCAACAGCAGCTTGCGTTCAACCGGATCCGGTGAAACGACTACCAATATTTTATGCTCTTTTTTTAGCATGATTATTTGCGTAATTCATTGAAAATATGTATCTTTACATCGTAGTAAATTGGCATAATCTACTCCTTTCTGCGTTTCGGAGTGAAGCGATTTACGGAGGCTCTAAGGCCTGTTGTCCGTCTCACGTACTCCATATCATCCGACAATTCCAACTGTCCTGTATGCACATCGTATGGCTGTTCTGCAATGAATGTCTTTACGATGTCCTGAAACAGCTTCAGATCTTTTTCCTGGCAACAGTCTGAAATACGGAATTGCTCACCTTCCGGCAAATCAATACACATCAGATATATTGCATCATAGAACGCCATGAAACGTTCAGGTGCCATCTCGTAGAGAGGCATAAGCCGGGCTATAATATCGGAATGTGTATCGTTCATCAGAATGCAAGCTTATTAGTTGATGCTTCAGGAAGATCACTCTGCGGTGTCAGTTCGCCAGCTGCTTTTCCTATGGTAAAGTATTCAATACCTCCGGATTTATCATCTATAACCGGTTTTCCGTCTTTATCCAGGAAGAGGGGTAAACCGCTTTTTGCATCGTATTTATGCGGATTGAATATCCAGCCTTTCCATTCGCAATATTTTTTCAATTTGTCCTTAAATGCCGTAGCACTTATGAATTTGCGTTGCTGCGGATCATAGTTACAGAAATTGTCGTAAATCTCCTTACGGGGAGTACGGCGGTGGTTTTCTTCGCTGCTAAAATATTCATCCGCCCAGGATATAAGGGTTTCGCCAATTTCTTGTCTGAGCTTACGTTGCTGCAAGCGTTCGCCCGGTGCCTGTACAACTCCAAATTTCAAGTAAAGCTGTATGCAGTTGGCCAACATGTTCCAGGTCAGGTTCCACTGCGTGAAGTCCCATTCGGAAAAGAACAATACCCCGAAATCATCCATGGGTTTGTGCTGATCATTATAAAAATCGGAAAAAGCTATCAGCCATTGCCGATCAGTATAACTGGAACCCGTGCCACGGATAGCATGGTTCGTTGGAATATATACTTTAGGAGACTTTGCGAAAGGATAGGTGATACGCGATCCTCCTTTCTTGTTTACAGTCCAGTCGCCGGTAAGGTTAGGAAACAGGAACTCAAAATTGAAATTCTGCATGACATCATCAATAAATACCAGACGTGTCTGTTCATCAATGTCATTCCAAATAAAACTGTCATTAAAGATATCCGTCCGTTTTCCGGATATATAGACTGTATCGACAACCTGACGCATTAATTCGCCAACAAGCGATTTACCGCTACGGCCGTTACTATCGCCCACTTCCGACTGCTTGCCGTCCATGCCGATAACGGCACGTGTCACATTCGCGTCCTTGCACTCCATCAGCATATAGCCAATAGCACACATTTTACTGAGCAGGTGGAGATTATTTTCATAAAGTTCGCCTTCTTCAATCTCTTCAGGCTTTTTTCTCCAGGTAAAATTACTGGTATTGATCAGGAATTGCAGATAATGACATTTCTTTCCTTCCGGAGAGAGTTCATAATCATATTTGCCGTCTTGTTCTCTGAAGGCAATAAGGGGATGGCCGAGGTATTTGGCATCGGTGTTTTTCCGCTGTTCTTCCCATATCTGGTGAGTAATACTTTCGTAGCCCACTTCTTTGACTTCATGCTGGGTTATATGCCAACAGCGGTCACGGAAATAGAAGTATTGTTCATCACGGGACGGGGATATAAAATTGGGTTGGATAAAAGCAAGCCTTGACATCTGGAATGGTCCGACATATTGCGAGCCTCCCTTGAGTAACTGATTATTGACGAAGCGGCTGCAATTCTGTTCGGCAAAGGCGAACATGAAATCGCGTGCATCTTCTACGTCAATAGTATGCACTACTGGCGGATCCAGATGAATATAGGTCCACAACTTCGTATCGAGCAAACGATATCGCCCGATCCCCCGGTTTTGAAAAAAGGTTTTGGCGGCCACATAGTCGTATTCAAACACCGGTATTCTGTTGCCGTTCGTTTCCTTATAGTCTTCATTCCAGAATTTTTCATCTTCATCATAGGGTAGGGCGGATACCACCCTGCCGCTTTCGTCAAACTTATAGGCATACCGGCCAAAGATAAACTCCGGAAGTTCCTGTAAAACTTCGCGGTGTTGCTCAGCAAATTTTTCGTGGCTATGCAGATTCCATAACTCACGTAGTTTCTGATCGTTCCATGTAGTAATTTTAATTATTTCTACATACTTGCCAATTCCGGATTTCTCATTGCAGGCAAATTCCATATCCTTGGCAAGTTCTTCTTCATGGCCGCTCAGTTTGTTTGCCAACAGATCATCCAGTCCCTTGTCACCTTCATCATTCTTATTAATGTGGCCAATGAATATTTCCACCATAATACCGCGGTTCTTCAGCATCCGCATGTATTCTTTGAAATTTCGGGCGGCAGAGAAAAAACACCGGGGGCGTGTATCAACAGGAGTATTGAACTTTATATTGTTGGACAGATCATTCCAGTCTGAATCAAAAATGAAGGCCACTTCTTTAACACCGCAAACGGTGATAATCTTGACGAGATCCTCCGGTAATGCCCCTTTCTGTCCCAGGTTCTGAATACCGCTAACCGCTATTGAGGGAATACCGTGTTTGCAAGCCTTCTCCGCCTTCTTTTCCCCTTCCTGGATGTAGAGCCTTGGGAACTGCTCTTTCCTCTTGTACATCTGCCTCATGCGCTCCGGAATGTATATGGGCGTACCGCTTCCGGCAGGAGATTTGTATTTGAACGGTTTCCCTTCCTTGTCCCGGTGTTCGTCCGGGAACTGCCAGCGGACCCGATAATACACCTTGAGTTCCTGCTTGCCACGTCCCGGTAATTTGCGCATATAGGTAACCGGCATACCGTCCAGATCATAGTATTCGATAATGACATCATCCCCATCAACGATATTACCATATTCATCAATGGTTCCCGGACGGAAAGTTTTTGCCTCAAAAATACTCTGTGTATCTCCTTTTTTAAAGATATGTGCCGTCACATCCTGATAGGTCAGTCCGCTACCGGCAAGCATACGGGCGCAGAATGTATCAATGCTTTCTCCCTTGGCCTCCTTGCTTTGTTTCTTCATTTTAGTAGGCTTGGCTGGCTTTTTCTCCGGTTTGGGATCAAGCAGTACATTGAACTTGCGTGCCAGGTGATCGAGGGCTTCCAGAAATTGCATATCTTCCGCCCTCTGCAAATAGTCCAGCGGTTCCTTGCCCTTTATATCCGGGCAACTGAAGCATTTGAAAATCTGTTTGGCCGGAGAAATATGTAGCTTCTCCTGTCCGTGGCATTTGGGGCATTCGCACTTATATTCAGCACCCCGTTTCCGTAGTTCGTGAAAGTCACCGATAACATCAAGGAGCTTCCCTTTGGAAGCTTCCTTGATACGTTTTATATCATCTTTAGTAAAATACATAAGAGTTTTATATGTTACCGCTACGAATTACACTGTTTTTAGGATTAAGTGATAGGACTTAAATTTTGCCAAGAAACAGCATATACGTATCGAGTTCATTTTTCAGCCGGGCATTCTCATTTTTGAGTTGCTCAATGGTATTGTTCCGACAGGAAACAGCCTGGTGTAGCTGGCTGATTTCTTGCGAGTAATCAATTTCTTTCTCATTCCTTTCTATCTTCTTCAGCAGCTGTTGTTTCACCTTACCGGTCTCCTGCTCAAGATAAGTATTGCGTTTTAGCAAACTTCTGATTTGCCCCTCCAGATACAGGGTGCGCTGCTGCTCTCTGTGATAATCTTTGAGCAGGTATTTAAATAAGATCTCGATAGGGATATCGAGTGCAAGATTGTCTTCTGCCATAGTTGCCCTATATATAAAAGTTAATCACTTATTAGCTGCTTAATCGTATAATTTTGCTTCCCTTTGAATTTAGAGAAATAATTCAGGAACACCCGAAGTTAAATCCCAAAACCGGTATTCTTCAAACATTCATAAATCTTCTTCAATAAAAGTGTTGGTCGTATTTATAACTCCTGCTGAATCAACAGTTTGACCATCACGAATAAATATTTTATCATACATCAAGGCTTTATAGTTAGACTCCGTCATGTAGAATACACATACACGCCCATCGGCATACAATTTGCATTTCATAAATCCAGTACCTTCCACTGAACCTATTACATCTATTTGCATTGTTCTTTTTCCCATTTGTTATACGTTAAATGTAAGTCACTTTTTTATCCGTAGTGGCAATTTTGAGCACCTTGTATTCAGTCAATGGGGACGCTTCTTTTTGTAGTTTAACACATCGTTTATCAGCATCCCTCTTTGTTGTAGGTTGGCACATTGTTTCCACGTACCAACCTCGAAAATAACGTGCTATAACATACTGCTTTTTCATATATGATTTATTATACTTTTGAGAAAGAGAACAACTCAGTTCCATTTGAAATTTGTGTGCTAAAAGCTATCTTTTTTGCATTGCAATATTTAGCCAACTTGTATTTGAAAACTGTATATGAGACATATTTACGTCTCGCATTATCCTCTTTATAGAATAGTTCATATAGCTTTCTTCTGGAGATGGTCTGATTTAGATATGAAGGATTTGAAAAATAGTTGTCTGCCCAAGAAGTAAAATCCATCCCTATTTCGACTTCTATTTTACTTTCCCATAGAATTTCCTGGGTTAACACAGGTCCATAATTCAAATAAAGTTGTACACAGTCAGCAACCAACATATAAGCATACTTCCAGTCTTCGATATCCCAGTCTGTGAAGAAACATTTTCCGAAATCGTCAATAGGGGTATGCCTGGCATTGTAGTAGTCAGAAAAAGGAAGTTCCCATTTCCTATCATCGAGGCTAACTCCTTTGCCTGTTATCTTCGAAGGATTGGTGATAACAATTTTGGGAGAATATTGATAAGGGATCATATCTACTCGTTCTCCTTTTCTATTGATAACCCAGGCACCATTAATATATGGAAATAACCACTCAAAGTCAAAGTTTTCCGGCAGATCGTCAAATACAACAAGTTTGGTCTGTGAGGATAGATCATACCAAATAAAAGCGTTATTTATATCGATGAATCTACCAGCTATATGTTCTGCTTGGATGAACTTGGCTATGAAATTCACAAATAAGGTTTTCCCGCTCCGTCCGGGTTCTTTGTTCATGTAATCGGTTGCAATGACTGCACGCGAAACATCCGGTCTCTTTTTCTGAAAAATCAAGTACCCAATAGCACAAAGTTTGCTCAATAGGATAGAGGCTTCTTGCCGTTTGTCTTCTTCAGTGATTTCTTCAGGTATTTTACACCAAGCAAAGTTGCTGGTATTAATCAGGAACTGGAGGAACTGACATTTTTTACCTTCTTGAGTTAGTTCATAATGACAGACATTATCTGTTTTATGAAATTGAATTAATGATGTAGTCATGATATTTTCAATAATTTTATTAGGAATTTATTAACTCATATCCCTTGTTAGTTGGACGATAAACAACATCTCCGAATGGTCCAGCCGATTTTGTCAATAAACCGTTTTCTACCATTTCGTCTAATTCATCGGATGGTTTGCTATAACCACCCCATCCTTTTTTGCAGATATGTTCTAAATGAATAAGCTGCATCTTGCTTAATTTTATATCCATTTGATTCATTGTTATTTAGAATTGATAGTTTGTAAGCAGTCTAAATATTATTGCTATTTCATTTGATTCTGATGCCAATAAGTTATCATCTCACCCACATTTCGAACTTTGATTTTCGCTTTAATATTCTCGCGATGGCGATTCACCGTATAAGGCGATATGTGCAAATCTGCTGCAATCTCATCCGTTTGGTAGTTGGAGACAATGAGCCGAAACACCTCCATCTCACGCTCACTCAGTGCCGTATCAAGTTCCGGGCGACAAATCACTCCTTCATGCTCGCACTCCCCCCGCAGCGGACACTTTACCTCTTCGAATACAAACTGGCCATCTTTGTTTATGTCAAGGTTATACTGATCATACTCCCCGAAGTTGCAACGGATGAAACGGTGTACCACGCGGAACTCGTAATGCCAGCGGTTCATCGTACTGGCTGAATAGAGCTTCATCAATCTGGCATGTGCCTTGGGGTAGCGGTCGAGGATGATGGAAAGCATATATTCGATGGTCGGACGGTTGTTCTCACTGAGCATAACCGCTGGAAAACCTAATTCTTTCATCATCACATCACCTTCGGGGGTGTTGTAGAATTCGATGTTGGCTATCTCATTCATAAAAAACTCCATCTTATAGTACATATAGGATTTGATTCTCCTATAAATTCGACTTTATATCCAAGTTCTTTTAGTTCGGTCACAATTTCGTCAGAAATTTTTTCTGATAGATATAAGCAATATTTTCCTATGAATGCTTTTTCAAAGATTCGATCCAATAAATCATCCAATTCTTCATTGTTATCAGCAATCTTTTTTGCTTTTTCGGCTGTAAGTAAAGTTAGTTTCATATTCTGTTATTTTTTAGTTGTTGGAAATAGCTCTTCTACACTCATGCCAAGGTATTCTTCATGCTCGCACTCACCCCGCAGCGGACACTTTACTTCTTCGAATACAAACTGGCCATCTTTGTTTATGTCAAGGTTATACTGATCATACTCCCCGAAGTTACAGCGGATAAAACGGTGCACCACACGGAACTCGTAATGCCAGCGGTTCATCGTACTGGCTGAATAGAGCTTCATCAATCTAGCATGTGCCTTGGGGTAGCGGTCGCGGATGATGGAAAGCATATATTCGATGGTCGGGCGGTTGTTCTCACTGAGCACAACCGCTGGAAGACCTAATTCTTTCATCATCACATCACCTTCGGGGGTGCTGTAGAACTCGATGTTAGTTATCGGCATGAATTCCACAACGTGATGAGTTTGCAATATTTGTGTGCTCCATTTCGTGAACTTGAACTACAGCTTTGCGAATTAGTGAGGGATAAAATGTACCTTGTACATCTACTTTGCACCCGTTTATGAATTCAAAGTGTGCATAAATCTGCTCTGGGGTATATTTTATTTCACTCACTTTTAATTCTAATTTGAAAAATTCAAAATCCGCATAGGGATTACCGCCAAAGGGTATTCTTTTAAATTCATCCATAATTTGATTGATTCTTAATTTTGTTGAATTATGAAAATGTTCTCATATAGTTCTCTTTCCAAAGGCTTGAAAGAGTCTTTTCTTAATTTGTCATAGAACGTAATTAATGACATACCGCTTCTTTTTAGGAACTCATCACGGAGCTTCAGTCTCGTGGCTTTCTCCATTTGGTCGTAATGGTATTTAGGTACCATTTTTGATGTTTTTTCGTTCATAATCTTAAATGTTACAATTATTGTTATTATATTTATAACGCAAAGGTCTAAAATAATAATCCAACATCAAAATATTAATCTTATTATTTTAACCCAACTCCATTATTTAAACCCAATATAAATAATATAGCATGTTTAATCCTGATAAAATAAGAAGATTATTGGAAGATAGAAATATAAGCCAAGCACAGTTTATAAAAGATACAAGTATATCTAAATCAAATTTATATGTTTGGCTTAATAACACTTCAATCCCTGGTGCTGACAATCTAGAAATTATAGCAGATTATTTTAATGTACCAATAGACTATTTTTTTGATAGAGAAACTAATTCTTTAGGGGTAAGTATTGGGCATCAAGTTAAAGGTAATGGCAACAAGATATCAGGAGATATAACTTTAAGTGAGTGCCGCAAAGAGATAGAGCATCTTAACGCTCTTTTAGAAGAAAAAGAGAGGGTGATAACTGAGAAAGAGAGAACAATTCAAATATTAATCCAAAAGCAAAAGTAATATGGATAAAAAGTCGTATCTCTATATCGTTGAAGCTGGTCAGTTCAGCTTTGAGGTGGAAATAGAAGAGCTATTAGGGAAAGTAGGAGATAGTATTTGCATCAGCACAGACGGAATTGACCCAGATGGATTTGACGTTAAAATAACTTGTATTAAGGAAGGTTATTATGTGTATTGTTCAATGCCAGGTGTTGATTAA